GCATTAAGACTGGCCTGGAAGAAATGCAGATAGCGGTCATAATCAATGTACCAGTCTCCCCCGGCACTATCAGCCAACTGGTCAAGCACTTGGCGCAAGGTCATTCGGTTGAAACGGATACGCGGGTAGGTTTTCAGCGCGAGAACATAGGGAGAGATATTTATATAAGGCCAGTAGGCCCCAAAGAAATACTGGATTATTGTTGCATCAGTGACTGGAATAATCCACTCTTTTTTAACATAGACATGATCGAGGTAGCACGCGTAGTCGGCACAACCGATCGTGGCATCTATTCGCAGGCCCCCGCCAGCATTAACATTGTCAATCGTCTGGACGTACCCGCCAAAGATGGGGGTCAATCCATCATAGATCTTGATCTCATCCCACTCTTTTATGACAACGCCAGACGCAGCTAAATCTGTGATCACAAAATGGCAAGCATCAACCTGCCTGGTCAGGACGCTTGATATAGAAATGGACTCCGCCAGAACATAGGTGGTTACATCGTACCCATTTAGCAGCACCTTTAGCTGAACTGGACGCGGGTACGTTCCGGCGTAAACAGGCGCAGTGGAATAAACCGCCGTTCCGTAGACGTAAGAAGAACCGTAGAACGATATGGTCACGTTAGCCTAATCCGGCGCCCCCACCGCGAGCCAATACTGTACGCGCGCAATCTTTTTGATGATTGCGCGCAGTTTCGCCACTGTGTCTGCCGCGTCAATTGCATTACTGACGGCCAGCCAAGTGGGGAGATTGTCAATTACTGCCTGCTTTCTTTGCGCAATAAGCAGAGAAGCGGCCTGCAATAATGCACTGCTAACATCCGATATGTTTCCGTCCCCGTCGTAAATCAGTTTTGCCACAGCGTTCCCAAGTTCTGGATCCGCGTTTTCGTCCAGGTTGATAACGCCCTGGGTAGCAGGCGGAATGTTATATCGGCCGCCAGGCAACACATTGAGAAAGCCATCAGCCACAAACGTTTCCGGATTGAGGCACGTGCCTGTCATGAAGCGTTTCAGATTCCCGGAAGTTTTATCGTAAACGATTATCATTTTTGACTCCTGTTTTGACTAGCCAGCCATCCGCCCAGCGTCACGGCGCCACCGCTGAATGCCAGGCCATAGACAATTGCCTGCATAGTGATGCCATGCAGGATAAATGCGATCCCGATCCCGGCCCAAACTGACACACAAACCACACAGGTCAGGCCGAGAGCCAACCATCGCCGAAAGAAAGATAATTTTACGGGAGGGTTGTTGCTCATAAATAGCGACAGTTCTTGGGGCGACAATCCCTCAGGCGGCACGGGGCGCTTAGTGAGCCAATATCGGAACGGTTCTGAGATCGTGTCCTGCGCAACGATCTGCGCAAAACGGTAAGTTCCGAAAACCCCAACAAGCAGTAATATGATATTTATTGTCATCCGATGCTCCATTTCACGCTGTTGAATAAGGATTTTCGCAGATGCCACGTCTGCGCATAACTTGCATGAGCCGCCCAGGATCTCAGGCGCTCTCCTACTGATGCCGCATCCTCGAAGCCACTGCGATACAGGTGCGCCAGCCAGTGTACCATGCGAGCAGCACGGACCACGTTGTGGCGTGCCAGACGGCGCACTCCGGGCTGCAACACTCGAAACCCAAGCCAGTTGATACCAGCCCTGGCTGGGCTCAGCATAGTACGGGTTGGGTTGAGGATCAGACCTAACCCATCCAAGAAAACGACGATAGCCTCCCGCCACTGATGCAACTGTTCTTTCGAGTTCGAGAAGATCGCAAAGTCGTCCATGTAACGAACGTAGCTGTGAATGCCCAGGTGCTCTTTCGCAAAATGATCTACCTGGTCCAGGTATATGTTTGCGAATAACTGTGAAGTGAGATTTCCGATTGGAATGCCAGTATTGGGAGTTGCGCCGGTGCTGATGCTGTTCACGATCGTCTCGACCAGCCGTTTCATTTCCGGCTCACGCAGCCTGCGGTTGACCAGTTCGATCAGTTTGTCGTGCGGGATATTGAAGAAGAATTTACTGATATCCAGGCGCAAGATAAATGCCGGGCCGGTGACCTCGCACGCCCGCCAGTGGTGATCCAGCGCTCGAAGGGCCATGTGCGTGCCTTTTCCCACCCGGCAAGCGTAGTTATCCGAGATCATGGCCCGGTCGAAGATCGGCTCGATCGCAGCAACCAGGCTGTGATGCACGATCCGGTCCCTGAATGCCGCCGCATATATCTTGCGTGGCTTCGGGTCAATGATCGAGAAACTCCGATAGCCGCTGGGTTTATAACTCCCGTCTCGCAGTTCCTGGCGCAGTTTTGTGAGTTGGCTCTCTAGATCATAGGCCAGCGAAGCCATTGCCGATGAATTGCGTTTGCAGCGCCGGGCACGTCGATATGCCAGGTAGAGTTGTTCTGTGTCTGTGACATGCTCCCAGAGGTTGCCGTAAGTTTTCATAGCACCTGCCCCATGAAGGAGTGCTCGACGGGAGCGTTGGCGCACCGCGCTACTAACCCCCGTCGCGCGGTGATCTTCGGCCCAGCTTGCGGGCACGGGGTCGGACCGAGTCTCTCTCGGGGCTGGCGCACTAGCCTTGACCGGTGCGCATCCGCCCAATATGGAGGCTTGGAGCAGCAACGAAAGCCGATGTTCGTGTTGACGTTCCGAGGCGAGTTGTTGCCGTTGACATACCAGCCACCCGCGTTGACCGAGTTGTTCCAGTTGCCACCGCGGATGAGGGCGCGTAAGGTCCTGACCCCAGTCATACAGCATGCTCCAGGTAATAATTGTGCGGCACGCTTTTATCAAGCGTGGCTCGCAACCAGCCCCAGAGCAGCCGACCGACTTCATCGAGTAACCCGGCAGCGTATTCGTACTGCCGAAAGGCAATGAATTTGAGCTCCATCGCCAGGCGAATTAGTGTTTTGAGTTGCCGCAGCTTCACCACCAGCTCAGCCAGTGTGGCCGTCTTGCTTTGTTCAGCATTGGCCTGAATTGCTCCCAACATAATCTCCGTGGCCAGCTTCTGTGTTTGCTCACCCAGTACGTAGCGCTGTGTTTTAGGGTAGTTGGCTACAACCGGATAAAGCCATTTGCAAAACTGGTACAGGCGATCGTGAATGATGAGGTGCTGCTTTTCTGCCATCGTTTAAGTCCACAGATTACAGATTGTCAGATTACAGATTTCAGGAGAGAGCCTAGGAGCAGCAACGAAAGCCGAGGTTCGTGCTGACGTTCCGAGGCGAGTAGTTGCCGAGGACAAACCAGCCACCCGCGAGGACCGAGTTGAGCCAGAGGCCACCGCGGATGAGGGCGCGAGGCCCCTGATGTGCGTCAGGGCCTGCGTTGACTCCGAATGCGGTGTAGGCCTCTCCGCCTTCACTCTCGTTGGTCCAGGTTCCGGCTTCGTTTGTGTACGCCCAGCCGTTTTGATCAGCCGCCACGTCGGTGACCATTGACCAGGTCGCAACACGCTCAAGAACATTTCCGACCATGTCGTAGCAGCCTAATGTGGACACGCAATTCGGCAAAGTCCCGGTGGCGTGGCTGCCGGCATTGGCTGCCGCGGTCCAGCAGTTGTCGTTATTGTTCGCTCCTGGAGGCGTCCCAAACACAGCCATGCTCCACTCCTCGTTCGAGCACAGCCGTTTACCTGCGTTCATACAAGCCTTGTACTGCTGAAAATATGTTCCTGAGACCCACGGCGTGGCGTTGTAGGCTGATGCTGCGGCGTTGCCAGCGTGGACAGCCTTGCCCGTTCCGCCAGAGTCACTGGCGATGTAAATATCGATCATCCAGCTTGAACCGGGGAATTGAAGCATCCCTGGCTTGGGGCCTTTCTCTGGATAGTCTACATCCGCATCGCTGCGTGCGCTACCGATGGAATACCGCAAGATGGCGCTTCCTACATTGTTGTGGAACCAGCCGATGAGTCGGAAATTGGCATATCCGGTCGGGGCGGTAGCGCTGAGCGAAATGATGGCGTCGAATTGACCAGGCACTGCCCCAGGCACGGCATGGACAAAGTAATCCTTCCCGGCGGCCTCCGCGCCGGTATCGAGATTCGCAAATGTCACGTTAAAAGCAGCGGCACGGTCATACGCCACCCCGTTGATAATCAGTCCGCCAATGCCGATGCTTATAGTGGATACATCTACCCAAGACAGAAAGCACTTATGCTTACCCGTCGTCATTACAATGTCTGCTCGTAAACTATTATACTGGGTAGCTAAAATTCCTCCGCCTGCTGCTACATCTGCTGAGTGAATAGTCATATTATTCTCCTATTAAGACCATGTGGCGCCGACTGTGGCCCACTGGTTGGATCCGTCTGATAAAAGTATCTGCGTTCCCAGGGGCGGTATGTAACACAATACCGCCGCAGCGGGGGTCTTGATTGTGAGCGTGAAAGTTGCGCTCCTGTTGAGAATATAAAAAAGGTGATTTGTGGTAGCCAGGGCCGGCAAGGTCACGTCTCTGGCCGCAGTCGGTGAATAAGACTGGATCGGATAATCGGCATCCACCAGCACCTTGTTGCCAGCAAGACTTTGCACATTCCCGGCGCCGGCAGTTCCTGGATATATCCCAACAGCGGTCTCGATGGCCGTGACCTCAGCCTGTAGGTCGCCTACATGAGCAGCCAGGATGACATCGCCGTCTGCTTTGGTTGTAAATGTTTTTATTGCACCAGGAAAAGAGGCAGGCATAAGGACTCCTTACAACGTCTGAATACCGTTCAGTCTGAGCAGTTGGGCAATCTCACGAGCCACTTCCATCGGACTCTTCGACCCGTCAATATTGAAAGTAATATTATTTCCACCCCCTCCGGATCCCCCCAGCGCCGCCATCGCATCCTGCTTGGTAAGGATGTAACCACCCCCAGACACGAACACTTCTGGAGTGCTGGATGCGCTCTCGTTCCACAAATAGGAATTAGGTTCAATCGGGCCGCCGGCCCCCATCCACTGGGCAGGATCCCCCAGACGTTGTGTCGTTCTCGGGGCGTCGGTGTAGTAATTGTCATAATGGTTTGTGGTGATATTGATCGCGGCTTCAGTCAGCTTTGGAATGCTCGCCAGATTCTGGGCGATATGCAACGATTCAAGGGCGGCTGCGTAGGCTTCGTCAGTGAGTAACCCAACGGCAAGTCGATAGTCCAAGACTTTTCTAATATCATCTTCGGTGAATGCGCCATCAGCCGTCAGTTGTGCCTGCAGAAACCCCGCTATCATTTCGTTTGTGGCATCCTGAGCGGCTTTCTCTGCGACTCCAAGAGCCCCGCTCATCTCTTCCACTTTCTCGCGGGCGTTTTTGATTTCTGCACTGCCTTCGGGCCACTTTGCTTTGATAAGCGCCAGCAGTTCTTGTTGTGCTATGGAAAGGTTATCCGAAGCCGTTTCTATATTCGTCACCCCGGTTTCATATTGCTTTGCAAAACTGATAATACTGGCGTATTCCTGCCCCGCTTGCTGCATCGCACTGTTCGTGTCGACTATCGCTAACCCGAACATGTCATAAGAAACAGTAGCAGTATCTGTGGTTGCTACCACCGTAGAAAGTCGTTCGTTCATGTCACTTAATGCTTTATCAGTGGGCGGTAGGGTTTGGTAGAGTCGATCAAGCTCCGCCTGGTCATATATAATCGCGGCAGTGTAAACATCCCAAGCCGACCCCCCTTCAAGCGATGTCCCTCGTAAAGCCTCCAGACTTCCCTTATTAGCCGATAAGTTGTTAGTGAGCTTCGCTATACTTTCATTCGTTACTTCCACATTGGTCGAGTATCCAGCCTGCGCAAGTTCGACTACTTTCAACAATTCCTCATGTGTCACCAAATGACCATTTACCCATGTTAGCCCTAGCATATAATTATGGACTATATCAACTCCCGCCTTTTGTGCCTGCGTAACTGCATTGGTCTTGTCGGCGACGGTATAAAGCGCATTGGAAATCTTTGGCAGCAGCCCAGAATTTTCCATTAACGCAATCGAGGATGCACCAAGGGCTTCTTTCACTTCGCCCCATGCTGTACCAACCGCTTTTGTCTGCCCGGCATACGTGCCCATTAAGGCAATAGCCGTCCCGCCATATCTTCGAGTCAGCTCATCCATTATCAAGACCAGGGCGCCCCCTGAATCTCCAGCCGCAATCTGCTCCCGTATCTGCGCCTTCAGCGCTGTGCTGAAAGCCCAGGTGCGCGGGATGACGCCGGTCTCCAGTACCCGTGCGATCTGGGTAGCGTTGCTGGATAAATCCCCGCCGAAGGCAGCCGACATATCCGCGGCAAGGGTGACGACCGCCTCCATTTTGTCGGTCGGCAAACTTTCAAACTTATTGATGGCCGTAAAAGCCGCCTTGATTGATTCGTCGTCAAAGTTGGTGGTTTTCATCAGGGCGTCGGCAAACATACCAATCTGGGCGGAGCTTATCTCGGCTCCCCGTCCAGTGGACAGTAATGACTGCGCCAGTAAAACCTCAGCTGTCTCAGCCTCTGCCGCTGAACTGACTATATCCCCCATTAATTTATAGGCGGCCATCCCCGCCCCAACCAGAGACGTGAATCCAATCACGCTGCCGACCAAGGACGTGGTCAGACTCTTCATCTGCCCGTCCAGGCTACTGGTGGCAGCCCCTGTCGCCGGCAGAGTGTTTTTGGCAAGGCCGTCCAGGGCGCCGCTCGTTTTCTCCAGAGCGGCGTCAGCCTGGGAGCTGTCAAATAACATTCGACCTACAACGTCAAAAACACTCTCGTCGCCCATCGTTTTACTTCCTTCTTGGGCGCCTTGCCAGGGCAATTTCGAAGGATATGATCTTTTGAATATCCTCGATTTCCACTGGCAAACTCACTCCGTAATTGCTCCAGAGCAGGCGCCTCAAGAAAATTGTATATGCCCAGTCCGGTAGATCGTCGCTCAAGCCTTGGGCGTACTTTCCAAGGTCTCTACCGGACGGATCGGGTTTTTTGGCAGCAACTCCACAAAGGCATTAAGAATGGCAATGCCATCCCAGACAGAAAGTTTCTTGAAGCCATCGATAGTCGTGCCCGTCATTGAAGAAAGCAACGGGTATACACTTGCCATTGTCGCGTCAGATAATTCGCTCATCAGCCCGATGATGTTGGCGCCGTCTTTATTCCCGGCGCTGCGTAGCGCACGGAATAACACCGGCATGGCAGGCACGGCACTGAGATAAAAGGGGAGGTCACTTACCTGGGGCTCATGCACAAAGATCTTCGTTTTGCCATCAGACAAAGTAACCTCTATTGCCCTTTGTTTAACTTCTTCAGTTTCCGACATCTTGTCTCTCCTATTCGGTTTGTGCTTACTGGTTTTCAGCTTCGCCTTGATGCTGCTCTCCCTTTACTTTCTTTCCAGCCTCTTTAAGCGGAGCATAGACGCTCATCTTGACCGCTGCGGCAAGCAGGATTTTCTGCTCATCGTTGAGGTCTTTATCATCCAGGTCGCCAATTGGCAACCCTTGATAATAATGATCGGTCAGTACATGGATATACTTCACAATAGACCACCTTTTCTACGGGAGCGCCAGGATAGCATTGGTGACGAGGATCTTCATGTCGTTGACCAGGGTGGCAGCATCGTACTGGCCTTCGAGCTTGACCGTGATGTACTGGGCGCCATTCTTGTCTGGATAGAAGCTGATGTCATCAGCCAGGACACCGACAAAGTCGATCTCGGCGATCTTGGCTGCGCTGGTGCTTTTGAGCTGGACGGCTACCCCGGTATTGCCAAAGAAGTTTGTCTGAACCAGGGCGCGCACATAACTGTTGTAAAGCAGGTCCAACGTCAAGACCGGCTTCATGCGCTCAAAGGTGTAAATGGTCGGATAGAGCTGGCCGCCAGTGTACTGGGGTTTGATACCCGTTTCGATGTCCAGGTCAAACTTCAGCAGCGTGCCTGGCAGATCGGTGGTGCCCATCACAGTGCCCTTCGGATCAATGGCACATGCGGTTGTACCCATAAGGATGGCTTCGACAGTCCGATCGGCGATGCTCTTGGTGATGGCCTTGCTGGTCGTACCGGTGGCCGCACCAATAATTGTACCGACAGCTCCTGTGATGGTGAAGATATAATCATCAATCCGCACTACCGGCCAGGTGCCATTGGCATTTGTGTTGAGCAGGTGCCCTTCGATAAAGACAGTGTCCCCGGTTACCAGCCCATGTTCTGTGGAAGTGGTGATCTGGATCGGCGTGGCGAAAGTGGAGCTGGCAATGGGCGCCAGGGTTGGGAAGCTCAGGGATTTGAAAAAGCCTGAGAAGTCCAAATCCCACCATTTTTCTGCTTCGGCTGAGATCTTCACTTTGTTGAAGATGGCACCGTGAGCAAAGATGGATCCGTTGTTGTACCCATATTCGATGGTGTACGATTGTGGTACGAAGACGGCGGTAGTGGGAGCCACATAGGTTCTGAGATACGGAGGGCCGGCACTGGGGGCAACCATGCCAAGCGCAGACTCCAGAATGATAGGCAGGTCTTCGTAGGTGGCAAATCCTTTCATGGTAAGCTCGCCACCAGATTTGACAATTGCAGCGTAGAAGTTATTTTGCAGACTGCCCCTCTGCTCCACGAACAGGTTAGGTTTGTAGTACGGCTTGATGGCCGGATTCGGATCCACTCCCATCCAGGCCGCCGTTGCATAACCCTTTGTACCCCAGACGGTTTCCTTAAATGCTTGTACTCTCTTCAGAGCACTGGTCAGGGGGTTAATAATTGATACAGGCATGGTACACCTTATCCTTTCATCGGCTGGGCGTAACGCTCACGCACAGTAAGGGAAAATTCTATAGCCAGGTAAGTGACATCGTTCATTTCGATATCGCGCATCTTCCAGGCTTTGATCTTAGCGTCAACGACGCTGGGTATATCGACGGCAAAAGTGGTCGGGTGGGACAGCTTCAGGTGCATGGCAAAGGTGGCGTAGACCGTATCCACCCAGAGAGCCGTGTCCCAGATTCCCCACTTCAGATCTGCGTGTCCTTCTCTTCGCTCCACACACAAGAGCATGTCAAACTGGGAGTCGCGTGCTTGCTGCCCAGTCCCAGAAGGGGGATTGCTCCCTGCAGCTCCGATGTCACTGATGCCTTGTTTTATCTCGTTCACAAAGAACGGGCACAAGGCACTGGACGTTGTGCTGGGGTGGAAGGGCTCGGCATGTATAACGCCAGGGCGATCCATCCCAGGGACAGTGATAGTCATCTGCAGCTCAGCCAGGCGCCTGGCAATATCCACCAGGGTGCTGATACCGGCAGGGAGTAACTGATTTCCTGGCAACAGGGTTGGATCGCTCACGACCCACCCCTCGACCAAAATATAGAGTCGGCTTTAATGTCAGGCGGGATGGAAAGCGGAATGTCGACAAGTCCCAGCAGCGGGTTCTTGACGATCCCCAGCGGGGCTTCCCTGGTCAACTTCCACACCCACCAGGCCAACCGTGCGATATGCGCCTTCAGCGCATCCGGGGTGGTGACATAGCCGGCGGTGTAAGTCCACTTGGCATAGAGCTGTCCAACAGAAGCACACATCAGCGGGGGAGTTGGTTTGATGAGCACATCCCATGAATTGGGTCGGGGGGGGGTTGTTGCAGCTGGCAGCAGGATCCCATTTGTGGCGTCCCAGGTGATGTCTGTCCAGACACTCTCACCAAAAAACACGTTCATGGTCTTGACGGCAGTGACGGCAGTGACCGGCCCGCCTTCGAGAGCGGTCAGCCGCATCCATCCGTTACTATCCACGAAGACAATGGACGGAGCGACCAGGATATAAGTCTGCTGGTCGAAGCGACAGCCGCAGAGCTGCTCCCATTGTGCCTCAGCTCGGGCAATAGCCTTGCCCATCTCTGAGTCGTTTGGCAGATTGGTACTGGGGTCGATGTCCAGACCCCACCCCTTCAGCTCTGCAAGAGTGAGATAGCGCCCGTCACCAGTTGCCACGGCTTATCCCTTTTTGGTTTCCTTCTTTACGGGGATCTTTTTCGCCGGGACGGTTTTCTTCTCAGAACGTCCTACGGGCATTTTTGCAGGTGTCGGCTGAATGGGTGAGCTACTTTCAACCAAGAACGCCTCAACTGCCTGTTTCGAGGCCTTTTTGACCCAATTGGTGATACCAAGTTGCTTCTCGGTGAAGTAAGTCCCGTCGTTAAGATTGGCAGGATCATAGAGAGTGACCAGGCAGTGGTCGCTTGGCATGACCCTCACCGACGTGACAGCCCATGTCTTGGGTGACCCATCAAACTGGATCAGATCATCAGGTCCGAGCTTTTTTACGTCTTCGAATTTAATCATTGGAAATTCCTTTCCACAGCCCTGGTGGCGTGGGCACACCACCAGGGCAAAGGAGAGACGGTCAAGCGGCCGCGGAGGTCACGGCTGCGAGAACCTAAAGTTACACAACCCGGATGCCGGAGATGGAAGCCTGGGCAAGAGGGTGGTAGCACTTCAGCGTCTGAATGTCAAAGACGGTGAAGGGGAAGCTGACTTGCGCACGTCCAAGCTCGAAGTAGGTGTAGGGGACCTGCACGTCCAAAGCAAAAGCCTTGCCTTTGCGGGCGTAGGCGTAGGGGATGTTCTCGGAGAGGAACAGGATTTTCCCATCTTCCATGTAGGGGTGAGCCCACAGGTCGATGTTCTGTTGCTGGCCGGCCATCGAGCTGGCAAACTTGTTGGTGTATCCGCCGATATACAGGCCACCAACAATGTTGCCCTGCTCTTGCTGATTGAAGTTGAAGTGCCACATCGCGCCAGTGTTCATGCTGGCGAGGATGTTGCCGATGTGGGTGACGGTGGCGGAGCTGGCAACCATCAGCGATGGGCTGGTGTGCCATACTTTCCAGAGCGACTGCAGGATCGAGTCGATCTCGGCAATGCCAGTACCTGCAGCGGTCAGGTAGGCGCCGTCTTGGTCGATGCCGATCTTGGTGCCCAGAGCCTGACCATACATAGTCGGCTTCTCGCACCAGTTGATGATTCCGTCAAAGATCAGGGCATTGGCGGACACATCGGCGACGGGCGGAACCGGCGCCGTGTTGACGCCGACGGCGATGATCTGGATATGATTGACCGTGACGTAAGTCTGACCAGTCGGTACAACGATCGCCGTTCCGAAGGCAGTCAGGTTACCAGTCTTGTAGCGCAGACTGGTGACGGGCACCAGATACCAAGCACCGGAGGTGGCGGTATCTTCGCAGTAGACCTTGTAGCCCACTGCTCCAGGCACAACCGGCCAGCTCACGTCCAAGAAGTCGCAGTCGCCACCAGGAACGACGACGGTGATCGAAGCACTTGGCAGGCTTTCGCCCAAAGTGCTGTTTGCTACAGCGTTGGCGATGGCGCCTTGCTGGGTGATGGCCGTCACTTTGAAGTGCCAGTTGCCAGCCGCAAAGGTGTTGACTGCAGTGGCGGTGGAGGGCGACCCAACAGGGACGGGCGGGGTCAGGGCAACGGAGTTGCCTGACAGAACGTTCAGTTCATCGTGTTTGATGAGCGTGCTCAGGGCGATGGAAGTTTCGATGGCAAGGGCGTCATCGTAGCCCTGGGATTGCACCACCGCCTGGAAGGTCGGGTCACCGCGTACCGGCTGGTAGCGGTAGTTTGCAGCGACGGTCACGGCCAGCGGTGTGGTGTTCGCACCGACGGCAGCTTCGGCTGCTCCCTGGTTGGTGGCAAAGGCATAAGCTCCGAAGCCAATCTGCATCCGCCACTGAGCGGTCGTGGCGCCGATGGCTGGCTTGTCAACCGAAACACGGTTGCGCAGGCCGGCGAAGAATGGCAGGAGCAAGGCCGCTTTGGATTCGAGGTTGATACCGACGAACCCGGAGGCGGAGGTCAAAGTTTTCTGCAGCTCACCAGGGAGTTGAGATCCCATTGTGAGTGCTTCGAGGTTGGCGAGATCTGGGATAATCATGGTAGCGTTTCCTTTTCTTAGATCAATAGGTTACAGATGAGAGTCCGTCTTCTGGGTTACAGGGGCGGATTGTAGATCTGGTGGCTGCGGACACTGATGCGCCCGTCGTCAACCAGGGCTTTGATGAACAGCTCTTGGGCTGCGTTCTGAAGCTGGGCTGGTGTCTTGCCGGTCTTCTCAATGGCCTTTTTCAGACCAGTGATCGGATCGGAGGTCAGCATCTTCGCCAGATCGCTATCATCGCTTCCGTTCCCGACAATGGCCTGGAGGTCACCGGCGGGCAGGTTCTTGGCGACTAGCCTCTCTTCCGGCGCTTTAATTT